AATAATCATAAAGCGTCTATCTTTGATAGGCGCTTTTTTCATGCGCAAAAACGAGGTGATTATTCAATGGCAGACGTTTTTATAAAAATTAATGGTGCAGCGATGCCTTGTCCGTCCTCTTTCACATGGGGACTTCAAGACATATCAGCGTCAGAATCCGGGCGTACTGATGACACGATCATGCATAAGAATCGTGTTGGCCAAAAGAGAAAATTGGAAATAGGTTGGAACGCACCGGAATGGGAAAAAGCTTGCAAAATCGTGCAGGCGGTCAACCCAGAGTACATTTCTGTTGAATATCCTGATCTCTTGTCTGGAAACAAACACGAAGTCCGAACCTTTTATGTTGGCGACCGGTCCGCTCCTTTTAAGTGCTGGTGGGTTGGAAATCAGCGGATGGAAGGTTTGCAATTTGACTTGATTGAGCAATAGGAGGTGAGAGATTGAGAGATATTTCAAACAGATTCAAGAATGAACAAAATAACGATAACAGGAATTATTTAAAATACGCTGACATAACGCTGGCGGATGGGACAGTTATCAATCTTACCAACGCTGATTTTTGGTCAAATGGTATGAAGTTCGAGGATTCCGTGTCTGACGACAACACGTTTAACATCGGGTCCGCAAATATCAATACTTTGAACCTGTCAATCAATAACTTTGATGGAAAGTATACAGATTATGATTTTACGGATGCTACGGTGATTTGCTATGTAGGAATTGAACTTGAATCAGAAGATACCAGTGCATTGCTCGATACCACCGGCGATAAGATTCTGGATACGACCGGTAATGAAATCATAGTGCATAAGAATGCTTTGATAGAAAAAATCCGAATATGCACAATGACGGTCATAGATACTCCGTACCAGAATACTACGATCATCGAACTGCAATGTGAAGATAACATGCGGAAGTTCGACCGTGATTATTCTGCAAGTAAGCTGAGGTATCCAGCAACAAGGAAACAAATAATACAGGATGCTTGCAAAGTGTGCGGAGTAACACTGGACACGCTTAATTTCTATCAAGATTCTTATCAGATACCAGCAAGACCTGATGATGAAGCATTGACCTTCAGGCAAGTCATTGCGTGGACATGTCAGATCGGATGCCAGTACGCTAGATGTGATAAATACGGCAGACTGACTATAAAATGGTATGATACGGAAATTACTGATGCGAACAGAGTAACTATAAATTCCACTAATGGTTTTACACCAAACTTGGACGATGTAGTGATAACCGGTGTGCAGGTAACAGAGTATCTGGAATCTACGTCTAAAGATGAAGAAGCAAGTTCGTATCTGTACGGAGAAGAAGGATACGTTCTGAAAATCAGTGCAAACAAACTGATTCCGCAAGGGACTGGCGAGGCTGTTGCAAACATAATCGGCGAAAAATGCGTCGGGATGTCTTTTAGACCGTTTGAAACAGAATGCTTGACTGATATAGTTCTTGAAGCCGGTGACGCTGTTCTGATCACCGATCGAAAAGGAAATAAGTATAAAAGCTATTTGACAAATGTCGTGCTGCAACCGGGGTCGTTTGAGCAGATTTCCTGTAATGCTGAAAGTGCAGCCCGGAATAGCTCAAAGACCTATTCACTTGTAACACAAGCAGCTGTCGACGCAAGGAAATCCGTTTGGAGAGAGCGAACCACCCGAGAGCAAGCATTGCAAGAGTTTAAAGACCGGCTGGACAATTCCACCGGTGTTTATACCACGGTCCAGACTCAGCAGGACGGTAGCCAAATTTTTTATTTGCATGATAAACCCACACTTGCAGAATCACAGGCTGTATGGAAGATGACCGCAGAAGCATGGGGCGTTTCGACAGA